ATGGAAAAATTACTATTAATTGCCATGTCTTTATAAAAGTTAAATTAAATGTTGGATTATATTTAGCTTTTGGGTCGCTATGACCAGAACATGACAATTAAGGTTTTGCCTAACCATAATAAGATGGATTTACGCTTGTTCAGCCCAACCGCCTGCGGCTCTAGAAGCACCGAATAGCTCCTCAGCCTTAGCACGATCTGCTGGATTAGTCGAGCGTACAAGTCTTTGAAACTCTGCTCGGCTAGGTCTTTCACTAGCTGGAGTACCACCAGTTGCTCCGCCAGCGCCCACTTTCTTGGGCTTTGCAAATTGTTTAGCAAACTCTACGAGAGAGTTTCCTACCGATTTTCTATTGCCTTGAGCATCTAAATCAGGTACACCACCTTTGGTGGCATAAAACTGACCGTTGCTCTCCTCAATTTCATACTCGTTGTAGAACAGTTGTTCTATGTAATCTTTTCTGAGCGTCAGCTCGTTGTCTTGCTCTAAAGCGCTAAAAGCAGAATTAAACTCAGAGCCTATGCGGCTCTCCATTTGATTCAGTGCTAATTGCTCTTTGGCTGCCTCTGCTTGTTCTTGGTATTGTTGCAACAATTCTCGCAACTTGTCTGCTTCGCCTTTATCCTCTTGCACAGGTTGCATTTTATTTGACAATAAAGAGAACGCATCATCGAGAGTATTGACATTATCACCTAATATTTCAGAGAATTTATTTATCATGTCACGTTCGACTTTGCCCTTACCTTCGTTGTAAGCGCCCCTAAAGAACTTGTCTTTATCGAACTCTGGTTGCTGTGTTTGTACGTTTTGAGAAGTTGTCTCTTCTGTTGTTGACTCAGGAGCGTCAACGGACTCTATGTTTTCTTCACTCATAATGGTTATAAGTTAGTTACTGCTCGCTATTTAAATCAATACCAAGTTCTGCTTGGCGTTGAAGCTCTTCCTGTGGTAATATATCAATAAGATTTTTAAGATCACCACTTGTTCTAGGAATACCAAACTCATCGAAATGATCCATCACAAGTTGTATGTCTTCTTGTGGCATAGAACGCTTTCTCATGTATTCGCCAGTAAGTTTCTTGAGTAGTGGTAAAGGCAATACGTGATACTGCATACCCTGTGTAATATCTGAAAATATCTCTGCGGCGCTAGACAAGTCGTAGTGTTTTGAGTAGGTAACGTTATAATCCATGGGGTCTTCGTCACGAACTTTAGCCATTCTTTTGAGGACTTGCATCTCTACCATTTCCATGTCCATAGCCGTAGAGGCTAATAGTCCTTGTTCATCTACGTTATCGAATCGCTTAGATGATCCTGATACGTTGCTCTTAACAATGGACTTGTCTCTGACTTGAGCCATTAAGAATATCAAGGACATTAAATCGCCAAAAATAACATCTCTAAGGTGTTGAAGTCCCTGCATATCTGCTTGATACAACATATTGTTTGGTATTTGTTGGTCATCAGGAATGATGATTGCCATACCTACACCCTCTTTGATGGTGCGTGAATCGTATTGATCGTCATCAGCGACCCCTGCTAGAGACCGAACTATGGAGTCTGTAAGAACAGGAATAGGGTGACCAAACAGCTCAGAACCTTTCTTGAGGTCATAAAAGAGTTCTGAGGCTGCAAGGTACATTCCTTTCAGAGAATATCTACGAGGCTTGCCAACAATAAACGAGCTGTTAGCATCGGTTTGACCCTTGAGTAGCGTAGCTGGAACCTCACCAAATGGGTTAGGTATCTCAAGCGTCTTCTTTTTAACACCATTTTCTTCGGTGTACACGCAAATGTATTCAGGAGTATAAGCAGTCCACTTATGCTTTTTTATGTTTTGTATGTCATAATACATTTGACGAGTTACGAGCAGGGTCAGTACCCCTTGCTTTACTTCGAAATTCCATATCTCATGAGGTCTAACTACAAAGTTGTAAGGAACCACGTTACCATTTGTATCAGTAACAGGGTTGCCTTCACCATCCATCATAAGGTCAGTGACTACCGCCCCAAAACCTAACACCTCTTTTACAAATAAAACCTTGTCTCTATAGAACTCAGTAATGGAACACCCTGCATCATCAAAGTTGGACTCTTTGTACATCCAAAAGTCTTTGTTTTGAGGGTAGCTTCTGTTGACGTTGTTTTCGTCATATATCCTTTGTTGAGCAGAGAAGAACTTCTGCTCTAAGGGAAACAGTTTCATACGAGCAAGTCTTTCCCTGTATTCATCGTCACTCTCAATCGTAGACTGAGCTATGATGTACGACTTGTCGGAAAATACGGTACTGGATATAGCTGTGTATTCATCGTACTCTGCCTGAAACCAACTATTCATAATTTTAGCCCTGTCCAACACCACACTATAGTATGGGTGACGGCTTTCTTTCATTACGATGTCTTCAACGACATCCTTTGGTACAGAGTAGAGTTTAGATGAATCAATCATAATTATTTCATTAAGTCCATTAACAGATTAACTAACGTTCCTGAACCTAATCCAGCTCCAGTAGCCCACGCAATTATTTTTTGCTTGAACTTTACAAGTTCTTCAATTTGCTTCTCGTTATTCTCGACTTTAAATACGAGACCTTCCTTATTGAACTCGTTACCTAACAGTGCTTCTTTCATATCTTGAATGTCTTTGGTTATTAACTCAATGACAGAATGTAACTGTTTTACTTCAAATTTTAAATCTTTATTGAGCTGTTCCTGTGAAATTGCCATTATTTGATTACCACTTTTTACACGACCAATAACGTGCGCTAAATTTATCTTTTGCTGTAGAGCAACGATGTCTAGCTCTGAACGACTTCCTGCGAGCAGGTTCGTTCTTACGTATGGGCATATTAGGGTCACCGTAATGGACAATTTTTACTTTGTCGCCTTTCTTGGCTAAAACTACAAACTTTTTGTCATCTCTCCAACTGTTGCGAGGTTTGTTGAAGCCAGCAAAGGTATTACCCCTATATTTAATACGACCACTGCTAAGTCTAGTTACTCCTTTCATGGCGACAAAATACTTACTATTTATGTTTTGATTCAATACCAAATTAAAGTATTGATTTGCAGCGATATTTTCTTTTATTTTTAACCTATGGCAAACGAACCAGCAAAACCAGCACTATACAGTCGAGTCAAGGCTGCAGCTAAACGAAAGTTTAAGATATTCCCTAGCGCATACGCTTCTGCGTGGATTGTAAAGGAATATAAGAAAAGGGGCGGAACGTATAAGGGTAAAAAGTCTGGTAAGACAGGTGTAGCTCGATGGATGAAAGAAAAATGGACTACTCAAGATGGTTCACCTTGTGGATCAGCTAAGTTCAAGGGCGTAAAAAAATGCAGACCCACTGTGCGTGTTTCATCCAAAACGCCTGTCACTTGGAAAGAACTCAAGGCAAAAGGCAAGGCTTCTGAGGCTGTACGTGAGAAAAAACGTGTAGGAATGGGTAAACGCACTAAATCCATAAAAAGAGACTAGCGCAGCACGTACATTGGAGCGTTACTACCCTTCTCATTACGCCAAATAGCATAATCTGTCGCATCCGACATATGTCCCCTGTCCCCATTATCTATTTTTAGCCCTTTATCATTGACAATAGAGTACATATAGTCTTTTATGACGTGATCGCACCTTGTATTGATTAGTAACCTTCGCTCTCCATTGATTCCAGCGTAAATTACGTTGTTTACCTTGTCCACACGCACTTTTCTTCGTGGATTTTGGATGTCTAACTCGTTTTTATACGAAATTTGGTGTTCATCAAACACTTCTCGCACGTAATCCCAGTCATTTTTACCTACACGACCATAATTACCACTTTTTTGGTTAGAAGTGTTGTCTCCAGACAATAAAACCTTCGAGATGCCCCATTTTTTCAGTAATTCTACCGCTTTTAGGGCTTGCTCAGTGGTCAAAGCCTCTTTGGAGAAGATTTCGTCAAAGACAACATACTGCCTAAGCCCATTACGAGCCTTTTTAACTTGGAGCAAAGCCCAACAATGAGGAGACCTGTTGAAATCAGCACAAAGCCAAACAGGACTACCATTATCGTAGTCGAGAGCCGTAAGATTGCCATCAGGGTAGTGATTATAGCCGTCAAAGTGCTTGTAAGCCTTTCTCGTTGGGTCATCTGTTTCCTCGCTCATTTCGTACCCCAATTTATACGACAGAAAGTCCATCGCCTCTTCTTGGAGTAGCCGTTGTTTACTGTGATTGGTTTCCCACAAGGGAATATCCCAAGTCTTGTCAGGTTCTCTCATATAGAAAGTATAGATTTAAACGCACTATCAGAATCAACAAAAAAGATGGGGACACCCATTTCGGCACCCTCCTCTACTATATGTAATGCACCTGATCGGTGCTCGTGTAATGTTTTAAGGTCGTAAGTGAGTATGCCCCATCCATTTTTAATGCAATTATCGAATAAAGAATTAAACTTCTTAGAAGAGACTCCTTTATGGACTATTTCCCAATGTTGTTTTACGACTTTAGCTTCAAGCATACGTACAAAAGAGTTAATCTTGTTTTTAACTGAGTTTATTTGTTTCTGGTCAACATCTGTTGTAAATCTAGCGTATATAACTACTTTAGGTTGTTCCATTCTTCTACTTTGTAGCCTGTCTTATCTTCCTTTACCGATATTTGTAGTACGTTAAAGATGCCCGACTTCATGAGCCGACTATTAGCATCATTTGGATGATAAGGCGTACAAACGCTTAAAACAATACCTTTATCGTGAACACGCTTGATCCATGTATTAGACACCTTGTTCCAAACGGTTTCCCTACGAGCAGTAGATATTCTGTCCTCGTCATTGCACACATCATCAAGAATCAAGACACCAGCTCGTTGTCCTGTGGTTTGGGTCAGCACTGCATACGCCTCATAAGTGGGGTTACCAGTACGGTTACGACTTTTTACAATTATGCGTTGGGTCGAGCCTGTATCGGTGCGGTCAAACTCAACAGGATTGAAGTTATGTTCCCTACACCAGTATCGGTACATATCACTCATGAACAGCGCACGCAAAGACAATATTCTTTTAGTTGAAATACCACCGTCAGCAGATACAATCAAGGTTTCTAGCTCGTGCTTTCTCGTGGTCATATACGCACTCAGACCAATAGGCACTTGCTGAGACTTACCAGTGTTATAGGGCGCACGAATCAAGCCATTCAAACGAGCGTTCTTAGACAAGGCTTCTTGCTCCCAATCGTAAATGCCTTGCTGCATTGTTAAATGAATCTGAGCTTGCGTTACTTTTCTACCATCTTGATCGGCTAAACAATTCTCAATAAATGAGTTCCTAAGTTCCAACGAATCAGGCGGTGGTTCGTGTCCAACCACATTAACCAATAAATCAGACCAATTACTTTTTTGGGGCATACGCTCGCTTACATAGGGTGCATTGCGACTTACACTCCCTGTTACCAGAGATGACACCTAAACACTTAAAACGTTCCTTCTTTCGCCAAAGCCTAGAAAAGAAGTTCAGGTTAAACTTTATAGGCATATGCCTCCTCCTTGAGTTCCATCAAGTCCTCCTTCGGTATATACACGAAAATGTCCTTCCTATTGTTCCTGCCCATTAGCGTGTAAGAAATGTTACTGAACCCATATTTCTTGTGGAGGCTGTTACCTCGTAACACGCCTTTCTTATTGTTTATCTTGGGAATCATCTTTTTCTGCACGTACTTATACAACGCCTTATTGTCCACGACTATAAACTCCCCCTGAAACTGAAAGGCTATCTTGTCCGCACCAGTGGGGCTACACCACCCATTTTTACCTTGCACGTTCCTGAACTCCACCAGGATATACCCCTTACTGTGGCACGCCTTAATACCCTTAACGTCATAGGTCACATCTCCGATACGAGCGTCAATGTGATTGTAGTCATCTTTCTGGGTACCCTTTACCGCACCAGTAATCTTGCAGAATAACTCTTCCGACTTTTGGGCTTCTTTATATTGTCTTTGTTGTATTCCTTTAAATGAGTTCATAATCTACCTCTATTGCCTCCATTCTTTTTGCAAACTCTCTAAGCTGATCCATGTTCAGGAAGTCTTGTAGAACTTGCAGTGTTTGCTCTCGCATCTTGTTTTTATACTCAATAATGATAGTCGGCTCGTTGCTCAGCTCCTTACGAACGTCATGTAGGTCCTTCATGATTTTACTTAGGTCTTTGGGGTGTATATCAACAAGATTAGGATGGGTCTCTAGTATGTTTACGACCTTAACTAAAATATACTCAACCTTAGCAGATAGCTTCTCTTTTCTCTCTTCTAGTGAACCCACCCTTGACATCAACTGTTTATACGTTGATATACCCTCTAAAATTTCCTCATCATCTATCAAGCCAGTTCTCCCCTTAACTATCATATCTGACTCTTTAACTTCTTTTTCTATCTCTTTTCTCTTCCTCTTCCACTTGTAAATGGTTTGTCGCGCTACCCCCCATTTGTCAGCAGCCTGTGTCACCGACCCTAACATGACACAATCGTCTAATATTTCTATTTTTTCTTCGTTAGTAAACTCAGGATTCATAACCACCCATTTTTTCGCACAAAGTCCATTATTGACCCTATACGGTTGTAAATATAGTTAGGAAGCTTATCAGACATACTAGGTATTTTACTCAAACACTCTATCACAGTCTTCATCTCTTCAAGAAGCTGCTCCTTAGACTCAATCTCCTCTTTTTTATGCCACGACATATTAATTACTCCGTTTACAGTGTTGACAAAACAACGTAAAAAATAAGCACAATTCCAAATAAGTTACACTTTTTTCTGAATTTGGTTCTTTTGCGAAGGGGAGGGTATTTAGGGCGTAGGCAAGTATATTTTAATATGTATACCCCTATATAATATAAGAATATAGTTTTATTATATATATAAGAATTCAAGAAAAAGATCCATTATAGTTTGCTGCCGAATTATATATTTTAATTATATATTTTAATTATATAGGTTTAAAGTATAGACAAAAAAATAGCCCTGCATATAATGCAAGGCTATAAGTTTAAAGTATATTTTAATTATATATTTTAATTGTCAAGGTTTACATAGTTTGAAAGATCAAGTCCAACATCATTTTGTTTTTCGTGTACTCCTAAAAGTTGATTTATAGATTCACTTATAAGAAAAAATTCACGTATAGTTATTTTATTTTTAAGTTTATTATATGACATATTTTTTAGGTCACCTATACGATTTTGTGAAACACCTTTTCCATCTTTATCTATAAGTTTAGTTTTAGCAGATATAGATACAGCTGTTATAACTTTTATATTATATAATTCATCTTTAAGTTCTAAATGATATTCTATAAAATTTTTCATGCTACTAACCTTATATTTTTAGATTTTAGTTTTTTAGCTTTTCTATATTCTGAACTATATATTTTAGTAGGAACCTTTTTTATACCATGCTTTATATATTTATATCTATCTTTAATTAATAACCATAATGAAGCTTGATATTCATAATAGTTTATATTGTATTTTTCAAGATAAGGTATAGAAACTTTTTTAGTTATAGCTTCAAGGTCTTCATATATTCCAACATTAGAAATTTTTGCTTTCCAATCATCAGTATTTAATACAAGGCATTTTATATGATGTGTATCTATAGTTATATAAGAATTATCTAGCATAATATTATTATAAAAACTATATGTTTTTTTAGCTTTATTTCTAGTTATAAATACATCTTTACCTTCAAACAGTGGTAAAGCTTTTTTATAGTTTGCTTTAGATTGGAAAATTCTATGTTTCTCTATATCTAATTTTATATCTTTACGTACAATATTACATATATTATGAACTTCAATTAAGTTTCTAGTCCATTCCATATTTGAGGACATTATAGCTATCAATTGAGCAATCTTATCAACATCTAATATACCGTAAAATTCATGTATATTTTTAGCTAAACGATTAGTTTCAAGATACCATGCTTTACCATGGTCAATATAATAATCATTTAAAAATTCAGAGCAATATATAAGATTGCTACTAATATCTTTTCTATGATTAGGTACAATTATTTCATATTCTTTTTTCATGTTATTATATATTTAAAGTTTGATTTATTAGTTCATGATATTTTTTATTCGTACTATCAATAATTGATATACGATTTAATCTAAATTTACGTATAGCAAAATTTAGTTCGTATAATGTATTACCACATATAGGGCAACCTGAAGTCCATTTTATATCGGAAAATATATTTTTTTCTATATCAACTTCTATAGTATCTTCTTCATCTAAATCTATATTACATTCTATACAGTAGGTTTCATTTTCATTATACATAATTTTATCTATTTATAACGTGTATTACTATATGCATTCCAAAGTATATCCAAGTAAAAACCATAAATGTAATAAAAGATATACGGTATAATCGTTCGAATTTTTTCATGTTATTATATATTTTAGTTTATATTATAAGGCCTATTTTTTGCCTTGTTTTTCAGTACTATAATATACTATTTATTGATTAAAATACAAAATACTAAATACAGTATTTTCAATAATATACATTAAATTGATTGTAAAAATGTACCTTATATTATACAAAAAAGCAGCTAGCTATATTATATATTAAAATATATTTTTAAAGTATATAATTAGTAAAAATTCATCTTATATAAATACCTAAAAATTCATTCTATAAATGTGATATAGATTTTTTAGGAACTGTCTTTCCTGAAAATTGAGCCTATCTGAAAATTTGAAAGATACATATAGTAAATCTTTCATCACTTCATCTGTTATAGACAGTTTAGATTGAATGTGTTTTAGCTTTGTCTCTATATCTAGAGAGTAGTTTGTTATTGTCATAATTTAAAAGAACTTTGTTATTGTTTGTATACCTCAATATAAGCAATATAATACAGAATACTAAATGGAGTATTATTGATTTTGACAAATTGAGTAATTGAGTAAATCAAATTCTGGATATGAGGGTATTAGTAAAAATCCATTTTAAGGGTACGTAAAAATTTGGCACAAAAAAACCCTACACAACTCAATGTATAGGGCTTATAACTTTAACGGATGATCCTTAATTGAAGTAATAGCTTCCTAGTAAGGATGAATATGTTTTATCTATATAATCAACCATCTCACTAAGTTCACGTAATACAGAATGTATGTATGGGTTAGCGTGTTCAAGTAAAGAAATGTAATGACCATAGTCATATATCTCATAGGGAAAATTAGACTCTTTAGCCATTGTTGGCTCCTCTTGATGGCTAAAATATTCATTCACTACATAACTCATTTCACTTTCAATATAACACATAGCCATGTCCACCATTGTAGCCTTCTCTACTTGTATTATACCGTTTACTTTTATGCTTTCATTCCATTGCTCAAAGTAAGCACACTCACAAAATGTATTTTGTGTTCTGATAAACCTTATTGCATAATCATATATTTTATCTTCCATCATGCTTCCTCCCATACAATTGATGAACCAAAGTAGTACAACCCATTTAGTGTTGGCTCAATTGATTTTAGTTCGTTTATGTAGTCTATATCGTCTCCACTAGTTTTACGTGTCCATTCGATAAACTTGTCTCGATTAGACTTGTTAAAGTATGGGTTTTGCCAACCATTCCAATGCTTATTGGTTGGGTCATAAAATGCATCGAATATTGGACACCCTTCGTCACCCTCACAATCGAGGGTAACTTTGAATGGTTTCAGTATAAAGTGTGATTGTATTTCTGCTAGTATATTCATGTTATTCTTCTCCTTCTTTTGCTAATTTTATTATTGATTCATCAGATACAATCACTCTTATAGAGTCATAATTTATTTCACTAGTTACATCTACAATTATCTTACCATCTCTGTAGATGTATGGCATCTCTAAAAAATTAAGCCTATTAATAGCTTTTTCTATATCCCTGATTGTTGCAATTTGAGGTGCAAGTTGTGATGGTGTTTCTGCTATTATGTTCATGTTATCCTATTCTTTGAATTAATGTTTTCATGTATCTCTTATATACTTGCTTTGTTAAAGCGAATATTAAAGCCATCTTTTCTTGTTGGCCATCATAGTCTATATCCATATCGATAAACTCAACCATGTCATCATATGGACATTCATCATTAAGAATTATTTCGACAAAATTATCGAGTGTTTCTACGGTAAACATATAGTCTTGTGGTAGTATCATGTTACCTCGCTACTTTAAATTCGTTATACAATGAATTTTCTAGGCGATTCTCTAGGTACTTGCCAAAAACCATTTGACTAAACTTATATGTGAGGGCTAGCCTTTCAAAAGCTATACCCTCCTCTGTTTCATTATTGATTTTCAATATACCTAATTCAATTGAGTCATCGATATAATTGAGGATATCAAAGAATGGTTCTTTGTCATTAACCATGTAATCCGAAAAGTGTACCAAGTTATGCTCACGAAAGTTGGTATCTAATGCCTCTACCACGTTATCTATTTCTTTAAGTGCTAATTGATTTATATTCATGTTATTTCACCAAGTATGTGTTACCGTTTGCCTTTAACGATATTAACGTGTTCGTGTTAATCGTTCTGTATTGTTTTTTCTGCATATCAAATGCAACAATATAACCCATTGTTTTTGGGTCATATGCTAATGAACCACCTTTTAAGTGCTTCCTTACATTAAGCCTAGCTACCATATCTCTTTGGCTGCCATCCTTTTTCGTGAATTGAACACCAAATATTGTGTTCTCTTGGTTCTTGATAAGGTTATAGGCTTGTTTAATATCAATCTTGTTATTCATCATGTCGTATGTGTTATTGTTATTTTAGAACACGAGTAATATATGACTTATCCACATTAAAACAAAAAAAACTTGTCTTGTTGTTATTAATCCTCGTATTCTCTCCAATCTACCAAACCACCTAATATTGGGGACGTATCTTGTCGTGGTTTGTATGTATTGTTATTGTATTGTTGTGTGTGAAGATTTTTCACTAGTTGGGGTGAAAATTTCTCACTAGTTTGGTTTGTTTGGGGTGAAAATTTTTCACTAGTTTGATGAAGGTTCAAACGTATCTTAGTAGTTCTATTGTGCCTCTTCTTCGTAGAAATTATTTTCTTTTGCTCTAACACCCTCAAACAGTCAATAACAGTTCTATTAGATAGGTTTGTTGCAGTACAAATTTGTGACACAGAAATTCTGTCTTCTTTCTTTCGCCAACCCCAAGTCTTCCTTATGATAGCACAAAGCACTAAAAATTCGGTTGGTTTGAGTTCCCTCATGTATTTATCGAAAATTGAATTTGGTATTGGTATAAATCCTTCTTGTTCAGTCATGCATAAAAATTAATTTTGTGATTATGTGGAAAACTACTAAATTGGATTCACTTAAACAAAAATTAATGGAGGTTGACCAATATGCCCAAGAATATTTGGAACTATCGAATAATGATAGATGACCATGGTGGTGAAAATCAAGTCACATACAGTATACATGAAGTGTATTATGCCAAAGATGGATCACCAGAGGACTACACCAAGATGCCCGAAACAATGCTTTCGGATGACTTGGAGGAAATCTTTTGGTGTCTAGAACACTATATCAAAGCCTTCGCTTTGCCAATGATAAGTATACCAAACTTTCCTAAAGAGGTACCGTTACATGAAAATTTTCAGTAGCATGTCTAACCATGACTATCATGAGCATGGTTCAGACTATATATCTAGCAGCTTTGTTAAAAGCGTAGCGAAACACTCAATCGCTAAAGCGTTGCAACCAATCGAGGCTAGTCAAGCACTCATATTTGGTGACGCAATGCATACCTACTTTGAGTCCAAGACAGACTTCCATAGTAGGTTCATTACATTCGATGATAGAGATGTCATATCTTCGATTAGAGAGGCTCGACCTGAAATTACGGCTCCTAGTATGACTAAAGAGTACAAGGCATTTAGGAGGGAATTTGAGAAGGGAGTTGAGAGTGACCAAACGATCATTTCGTTGCATGACGTTGAGCGTATCGAGCATATGTTTAATAGCGTAAAGAAGAATAAGGCCGTAGCAGAAATTAATGAACTTTACGAGTACAACGCGATTTGGGATGAGTATTCATTCTTTAGTGATGAGTCTTTCCAAAAATTTAGGCCATTAAACTTTAGGGTTCGGCCTGACAAGATGCTCGTCCAAGACGAAAATCCAATGGCCATCATAGATTGGAAGTCATGTAAGGATGCTAGTAAAAATGCATTTCGTTCTGACTTCTTTCGTTATAGATATGACATACAGGCTACTTTTTATTGTATGGTACTGGGCTTGGAATATTCTGACTTTTACTTTGTTGCAATTGAAAAAGAGTATCCATATAATAGTGCCGTATACACGCTCAGCTATGACACGTATACCAAAGCAGCAAATGACATGACAACTGCCTTAGTGCAGATAGCCGAATGGAAGGATCACCCTAACGACTCTTCTATTGGAATTATAAACCAAAACACAATAACAGAACTATGAAAAACATATATAGTAAACTACTTAAAGTAACTAGCAAAATTGAGAAGCTAGAGAAGGACAAGAAGAACCCATTCTTCAAGTCATCCTATGTAAGCCTAGACAAGGTGATAGATGTAGCAAGGCCACACCTACTTGCCGAAAAATTGTTGTTACTACAACCAATCGAGCAAGGCTCTGTAGGCACAAGAATTGTGGACACAGAATCGGGTGAGTCAATAGACTCGTTTATACCATTACCTGAAAATGTGAAGCCTCAAGACTTAGGTTCTTGTATAACTTACTTTCGTAGATATACCCTCGTCTCACTTTTAGGGCTTGCTCAAGAGGATGACGATGGAAATAAAGCTCATGGCAGGGGTAAACCACCTAAAACAAAAGTACCTGCACGTGCTAGAGACATGAAGGATGCGATGTTGGACGATAAGTTTCCGTTTTGATTACCTCCGTAGCAGTAGCCCTCATTATCATTTCGGTGGTATTGGGGGCTTCTTTGTCTCATGAAAGAGGACAAAAATCATGACACATGGATCACTATTTTCAGGGATTGGGGGCTTTGATTTAGCCTCAGAATGGATGGGGTGGGACAACAAGTTTCACTGTGAATGGGAGGACTTCCCACGTAGAGTTTTAGAGTATCACTTTCCAAACGCAATATCTTATGGAGACATCAAACAGACAGACTTCACTATTTGGAGGGGGCGAATCGACATCCTCTCAGGGGGATTCCCATGCCAACCCTACTCAAACGCAGGAAAACGACTTGGTAAGCAGGATGAGCGCCACTTGTGGCCTGAAATGCTTAGAACAATTCGAGAAATTAAACCACGTTGGGTTGTGGGCGAAAACGTTCGCGGCCTCCTTAATTGGAATGGAGGGGTGGTTCTCGATGAAATCTACGCTGACTTGGAGAATGAAGGCTACGAAGTCTGGACGTTCGTACTTCCTGCTGCAAGCGTCAACGCTCCGCACAGAAGAGATAGGGCGTGGATTATTGCCTACTCCGACTGCCGTATCGAGGAGCGCAACCGTAGAGCAAACCATGAAGCGCAAGGAGAAGTATGGGGGCATAAAAAGGTCAATGTACTTAGAGAATTACCTAGCACTTGGAATGTTGCCGACACCAGTAGCCTCAGACGTGGAGGGGGGAATATCTCACCCAAGGCAGATAAAGTACAAGGGGACGAGATGGGTCAGGGTGTCCGACAACACAGGGACAGAGTTTGGGGCGAAGCTGAGGGACGTAGCACAACTACTTCCAACACCAACGGCACGAGACTGGAAGGGCAAACAACACAGCGAGTACATTCAGGACAGGGGCGAGAATCCCAAGTTCAAGATGGCGAGCGTTCCTGGCGTAGTAGCAAAACTCACGAATACAGATGGGAAACCTTCCCAACTAAATCCCCAATTTGTGGAGAACATGATGGGATTCCCCGAAAACTGGACTCTATTACCTTTCCTAAATGGCGAAAAGAGTCAATAAAGGCATATGGCAACGCAATTGTACCTCAAGTGGCTCATCAAATATTCAAGGCAATAGAACGTTATGAGCAGGGCTAAGGGTAGAAGAACTATACGCAAAGCTATTGAGCACCTAGAGGATCAGGGTATGCTAGTGGATGAGGTTGAGATGGGTGGCCGTTACAACTTGTACAAGGACTTGTTTGCAGGATACTGTACACAGTGTTGGGTTAAAAATTGTGAACATCAAGACGAGTTTAGGTTTGAGGGTTTTGACCTAATAGCGCTCCAAGAAAACAAGGTTTGGTTTATACAGGTAAAAACTAACACACCACCACTCAGAAAAAATTATATTAGTTTTGCTAAGAAGTATGCAACTAGATATATTCACGTTCTTGCAATGACGTGGTATGACCGAAAAGGTTGGGTGCTTCACCGATTTACCAAGTCAGGAACCGTAAATAGAAAAGATTTAAGAACTTAATGAGAAAAAAAATGACTACCAACGAACTAAACATAGTAACACTAATAAAGGCTAGCCCTAAGCCAGTCAAGTTTACTGACATAGAAAAAGTTATGCACTTTGATGCTAGCAAGGACAAGTATTGGTCTGTGTTTTCTACTATAGCTTGTTTGGTTGAGTCAGGAATAATAACAACAACAAACCATCCTAGCGTATATTCATTAACCAAATATGGTAGGATGAAGTATGATGAAATAACATGAACCACCTACACTTAGAAGAGTGTCTTATAGGTACTCTGCTAAACCACATTGAATATAGAGACTTAATATTTGACATAACCGACAAAGACCACTTCCCAAACAGATACCCTATATACTTAGAGGCGTGTAGACAACACAGTGAGGGAATGCACTTTGATGCTGAAACCATAAGTGCTAATGTCAAGGATTACCCATATACTCAAATACTTGAGATGCAGATGTATGGGATACCCAGTGAACAGAAAATTAAGTCTTACGTATTTGCACTCAAGGAGCAAAGGGATCGAAGGTTACTTAAAGATTCTATTGCTAAAACATATCATTACTCTCAAAAAGAGGATATAACCACTGATGACTTATTGCTACACATATCCAAGTTATCTGAGGATACCGAAGAGACTGGTGATGCAGGAGCCTTGACCCCTATTGAGATATTTGAGAGAGAATCAAACAACCCTATAAAGCAAAAATTATCAACCAATGTAGGAATTATAGACCAAAAACTTTATAAAGACGTAGGTCTCCATAAGGGTGATATAAATGTTATACTTGCAGACTCTGGTCATGGTAAAACACAGTTTTCGTTATTTTTGGCTTCTCAGTTATTGAATAGTGGTCACGTTGGACTGTGGTTTCAGATGGAGGATTATGATGTCAATACGGCTAAACAGATTGCCCTAAACTCTATGGATCATTGTGATAAGATGTTTATTGTTGATGATAAAGATGATATAGACGATATAAAGAGGGTATGCAAGTTAGTAAAACAAGAGCATGGTTTAGACTTTGTGGTGATAGATTACATACAAGAAGTGTATGCTAAGGGAAGGTTTGATTCTAGAACCTTGGAACTAAATTATGTGACCAAAGTACTCAAACAGATAGCTAAGGAAGTTAATGTGGTAGTAATCGTGCCTAGTCAAGTAACCATAAATGACCACGTAAGAAATGGTTGGCAATTAGAGCCTAGGTATAAAGACGCACAATGGGCACAAGTTATTAAGAATGTGGCTCATTGTATGACCTCAGTATTTAGACCTTCTATGATTCAGTCATTAGTAGTAAATGATGGGCTCACCCAAAAAGTCTCAGGGTGGCATGAGGATCAAAGATTCAATTATAATAGTGTATTTGTTAAGTTAGTAAAGTCCAGAAGAGGTGTTATAAGCCATGAACGAATACAACTAAACCATAACGGAGACAAAGGACTTGAGATAGCTAAACAAATGTTTTAGCTTGTTTAAGACGTGTGATGAGCGTATATTTCATCGTTCAATAAAACCTGAATTAAATCATATATAATACTATGGCACTTTTATCAGATGTCTATTTAAAATTAGAAACACTAGAAACATTAGTGGCTGGCCTAAAAGCCAAGCAAAGCAAAGACCCTAAAGTAAAGGGTATAAATATTACAGTAAGCGTTAATGACGAGGTTGATCGGTACGACAACAACGTTAGCGCATGGGTGGCTCAGTCTCAGGAAGAACGAGCTGCTAAAAAGGAACGTTTTTATGTTGGGAACGGTGTATCGTTTTGGACAAACGGAACCGTATCCTTAGCAAGGGATCTAAAGGAAGGCGCACCGTCTGCGGAGGTGGACGCACCTGTACCCTTTTAATTTCAATGGTGACGAGATTGCTCGTCTCATTTACGAGAAATTAATTTAATTTTTTCATCATGTTATTGTTGAATAGGGAGTGTGAAAGCCCCTATTCTTTTTCAGGACAATCCTGATACACCATGAAACATAACATTAATTTGTTAGTTTCTCGTTACTATGATATGAAAGGGGACTTGTGCGAGCAATGTTCCTTTTTTTATTGGTATTGATATTTTGGTCGTAACTACCTAGATTTTATCATTTAACTAACAAAATGCGTATGTACTACGATTATTTTAGCATTAAAGAATTTTTGGTGGATAGAGTCATGGTTAATGTTCCTATTCATGTAGTAGACAAGATAGAGAAGTGTCATAAGCCTATAATTAACCCTATACGCCACAAGATAGGTCAGCCCATACAGGTGTCTCAGAACTCAGGGTATCGCTCGAAAGAATGGGAATTGTCGCATGGTAGAAGCGGAACTAGCGAACATACCTTTACTGGGCTTGGGGCGGTAGATTATACGTGCGCAAACTTAGAATTACTACTAGAGGAACTTAGAGCGTCTGAATACAAGCGCATCTGTTATTATCCTGACCAAAAGTTTATACACTGTGACCACAAAGGAGACAGATACCACGAATTTGAAGCAGATGAGGATGGCAAATGGCAATACAAGGGCGAAAGAAAATAAAAGCGGTTACGATAGATAACCGTAGCGTACCACAGGGTAATCTCCAAAAGGTTAAAGAAACCAAAGTGCCTAAGGTGATCCGTAGAAAAAAGGTATTGAGTAGAGCCAAAATCATTGGTATCATGGACTTCACAGTATATTTAATTAACAAAAGAGCCGTAACTATGACTTGGACTTGGTTAAAATCACGATTAAAAGAACCCTCCACCTATCAAGGGGTAACCGCCATAGCTGGTGCTATTGGTGTGACCGTACAGCCTGATATGTATGAATCCATTGCAGCGTTAATGCTAGCCATCATTGGTGTGATCCAGACTATCAAGAAAGAAAAGAAAGATGATAATTTGCACAATGAAAACCCTTAAATCTGCACAATAAAAGCCTTGACTAATTGATTAGACTTAGTTAGATTTATCCACAGTCTTAAGGATAGGGTTTTTTAGTAGAATTTTCCCTTATCTGATGCGAGCATCAGCCCCCCAGTGCTAGACTGCTTAGTGGGGGGCATTTTTTTATTAATACAATAACAGAGGAGAACAAAATGATAGCAGAACACATTGTAAGTTCCGTATGTAATAGATTTCAAATTACACGAAACGAATTAAGGAGTCAAAGTAGGAAGACACACCTAGTAGATGCTAGGCAAACCTGTGCATTTGCATTACGAAAATTTGGTTGTACCTACAAATATATAGGAAATGTTATAAATCGTAAGGATCATACCACAATAATGCACCTATTGAAGAATAGATTGCATAATATTCACGAGAATCAACGTATAGCTAATGAAGCCGTAAATGCATATAAAGACATGGCTGTTCCTAGGATAAGCCGTAAGAAGCTAAATATGGAGCAGTTTTTAGAGATGGTTCAAGAGAAAAGGTGATTTCTATGGAAATTCTAACAATTTTATGTTTTGTCTCTAGCATGACCTATGTAGGGTGGCTATTCGGAATCGCCCAAAAGATAGAAGCCTCAGAGAAGTCAACCACTGAGGCATTTAAGGAAGGATACATAAAAGGGTATCTTGATGGGCACACCAAAAAAGAAAAGCCCTACTATGAGGACTTTCCTGAAATGGGTATAAACTAGCCTTTCTTGCTGCGACCAGTTTTTTTCATAAAAGCCATTCTGCCGTTCTTGGCGTTTGGCTTTTTCTTTTTGTTTTTAGGGTCATCTTTGTGACCCATCTTTCCATAGTGTGATGGCATGATTGATTATACCTCCTGTACCTCTGGTTCTTGTTGTTCTTCATTTTCTTCTTCAAGGTTTTTTATAGTATTTTCATATCCCTGAATAAGATAAGATACTTGGTTCAACTTTATTGATAGCGACTTATGCTGTTGAAGTAACTCCTGCAATATTGCCTTGTTTTCTTCAATTATGGCTTCTTTATTTTCCATTTTATATATATAAATTAGTTAACGTTAACGTCATGCCAATGTACAAATTTTATGCCCATCGGTCAACATAATGACGTATAGTTATAACTATTCGCCACCCTCTGACTCTTCGACAGGCTCTTCTTCTACTACTGGCTCTTCAATAGCAGGTAACCCTGACCAAAAAGAGTTAATAGCTGACTGATAATGGTCTGGTAGATCCGTAATCGTAGCATCCCTCTGAAAGTATTGCTTCTCTCTAGCGGTTGCTACTTCTACTTCGTTATCGTCAACAAATATCTTGCTGACTCGTACTGATACTGACCCACTAGGGTCAATGCTTACTGTTTCGTATTGGGTTGTTATATGGCTCATTGTGATTCTTCGTTTATTTGTTGTTGTAAAGTGTTCCACGCATCTATGACATCTTGAGTCCAGTATGCGTTGATGGTGTCCTGCACGTTTTGTGGCAGGTCTGTAATGTCTTGGTTAGGAACCCTAACCTCTCTGTGATGGCTTTCGGATATGACCGTTCCATCGTCAGTTACTCGTGTCGTTTTTCGTAAGGACACCTGTCCAAGTTCTTTTATGTCTATAGACGTATATGATTGTGTTTTTTCTAACATATTATGTGGTGTGATAAGTTATTTGGAATACAATAGTTGTTGTGTTTCCTAAATCGTTTCCTTTTACGTTGCTTACAGTAAGGCTTGAGTTTTGATAATACAAAAAAGCATTGGTTTCTCCATCTCTTATTTGCATCATAGTAGCGGCTTCACCTGCAAACCCACTAGCATAGCCTATGCTACCTGCAATAGCGCCTGTTCCTGAACCAAGAGGTGTGTCAGAAGCAAATGGAAATCCACCTAGTTCTACGTTAGTGCTAGATGAACCAGCCGTTAAAGAAGTAGCCTGAAATCTGCCCGAACAGTGTACTATGTTACCAATCTTAGTGTATTTACCATAGTTATTAGAAGCAAGAACAATATTGCTTGCACCTGCGTGAATGGTTGGTGTAAACGTTCCTTCTTCGTAGTCATCTAGCAGTTCGCTAGTCATGCCCCCACTATTTTGGTTTGCTGAGAAATCAACACCATGACCAGCTGCAAAAACTAAGTTACCATCAGCAATGCTTACATTACCGTTTGTATGAATGGTAAGGTCTGTACCCTCATTTGTTCCAATCTCTATGTTTCTTGACGAAGAGTTGTGATATATATGAGCTGCTTGTGCATCTAAAGCTATACCAAAAGTATATCCGCTACCACCTATGGATAGCTGACCATCTCCAAAACCATTTGCCGCTATATTTTGAGAATCAATTACGTGAAGTTTAGAGTTTGGAGAAGTAGTGCCAATACCTACGTTACCGCCTCTTTCAATCAATAAGCGAACATTCCCACCAGCTCCTGAATTTTCATTTCCTATAACAAAGTCATTAGGATTGCTCCATCCACCTTCTCCAATAACCCACGCTTCGTTTGTACTTGAGTTTGATTTTCCAAAGAACCCGATGGAGACTTCACCTTGAGAAGTACTATTTCTATAAATTCTCATAGAACCATAAGAAGAAGAATTAGTCTGTAGATGAAGAGGTCTAGCAGGATTAGTAGTACCAATACCTACGTTGCCGTTATTAAGAAGGGTTACCTTTGTTCCGCCACCAGTATTAAAGTAGTAGCCGTATGATTGGTTATTGAAAGTAGAAAAACCTGTTGCTGGGTTATACAGTTGCATAGTAGCAAAGGAGCTATTACCTGTATTGCCGTATATACTACCTTGTCCTATAACCCCTGTATATCCTATATCTCCATTTACTGTTAATTTATTAGCAGGACTAGTAGTACCAATACCTACGTTACCGTCACCTTGTATGGTCATTCTAGTAGATAAAGAACCATTATACGGCTTTGTCTTAAACTGAAGCTCTCCTGCGGCAGTAACTTGAGTTCCTTCTTTTTGAGCAGTAATACTAGAAACTATTGCGTCACCTGTATCAGCCGCATTGGTAAAGTTTATAGCGCCAATATCTGCTTGCGTACCAGCTACGCTGTAACCAGTCATTCTTAATATTGCTTGAGACGCAGAATTGGTTACACCTGACACTCTAGCTGTTGTAGTTGACCCACCTGAGTTTAAGTCCAGAGTATAATCAGGAGTTGCGTTACCAATGCCCAATCTAGTTTCACTAGAATCAAAATGAAAGTTTTCTACTTGACTAGCGGTTCTAAAAGCAATATCCCCATTTGAATGGATGCGCATGCGTTCTGAAGCATTAGTAGTAAATGCCATGTAGTTTGAACCATGATTATAAATCAAGCTACCTACGTCGGCATCTGCATTGTCTCCAAAATATAAGGACGAGTTACTGCTATTATCTCTGGCTTGTAATTGAATTGCAACTTCTCCTGATGTTCTTTCAATATCAAGAGCGTACGAAGGACTGGTAGTACCAATACCTACGTTACCATTGCCATTTATAACAAATCTATTTTGTGAAACATTAGTTACTCCATCTCTTTTATAATATTGATATATACGAAAGTTATCAGCACTCTCATCATAACCAAGCATATAACGTCTATTTGCGGTAGTATTTGCATTACCATTTTCAGTAAATATAATACCTGAGTCATAACCACTAGAACCGCCAATATTTATGTAAGCGTATCCACTTGTTGACCTAAACTCTGCAAGGCTTATTTGGTTTCCTGCTTTAGTAACTGTTAGTTCACCACCAACATTAAGATTATCCCCTATATAAGCATCACCACTTAAATATAAATCTCTCCAAGCAAGGCTAGTGCTAAATCCTAAATCATTAGCGTTGTGAGTTGCAGGATATACTTTACCGTTAGTGTCAATAGCCATTTTTGTACTACCACCAACTTGTAAAAATAGATTATTCCCACTTGAATTAATAGCTATTCTACCAACATCAGAACCAATACTTCCGACTGATGAGCCGTCTTTTGCAAACGATAAGATAGTACCATCTGATGTATTTCTTCTAAGGCTTAAAACTGTACCGCTATCTTTAGTAACAAGTACTTCTGTTGGTCGTAATTCTATCCCTTCACTAGCATAGTTACTAGCAGTCTTACCCACCAATACCCTACCGCTTGAGTCAATGCGCATATCTTCGCCTGTGCCATTTGTGCTGGCTCTAAACGTCATCGCATCATTGGCGAAGTCATAGACTATTGTACCCCTATTTTGATTATTATCTGTCCTTCTAAAAAGAATACCTGAAGCGCCATTATCATTAGTATGACTAATAGCTAAAAATGGTGAAGTAGATTGCAAGTGAAGTAACTGGTCAGGGGTAACCGTACCGATACCTACGTTGCCATTACTACCATTAATAAACATTTTAACAGAATCGGAACCACCAGTAAAGTACACGTTTCCAAGACCACTGTTAGCTGTAATTCTACTACCTATTCTTAACCCATTATCCTCCCATTGCATGAATTGAGAAGTACCATGATAATTTTTAACATTAATTCCTGAGTTTGTAGCAGAATTTCCTGAGGTTGTATTTGTATTTTCTACTAGCAGTAATCCATAAGCATCATTTATTCTGGTAGTATGTGAAATATGTGTTTTAGTATTTGGACTAGTAGTACCAATACCTACGTTACCATCACCCTTGACTATCATTCTATAACTACCGTTACCGTACACTCCTAAAATACTATCATCATTAGTTGTATCTGATCTAACTAGTAGCCCCTGACCGTTAGCATTCGTATTTAAAATTTTAGCAGCCCAAGTTGTAGAAGAATCAGAAAGGTCTAATTTATGTGCAGGACTAGAAGTACCAATACCTACTCTTTTATTTAACCCATCAAGTGTCATTACAGAAGAAAATCCACCTAATGCAGGACCACGATAAAATTCTAGTTTACCTGTACTTGTTCCTCTGTCACTTATGCCCCATCTAATGTTAGCTTCTGTAAATCCATCTCCATATCCTAGAAATATCTCAGAAACATCATTTGTTCCAGTTGAATTTAGATGAAACTCACCCCTATTAGCAGACCTAAATCCCCTTCCTAATAACGAATAATCTATTGATGCGTTGCCAGCAACATCAAGGTCATAATTAAATGAAGCATTACCTGAAGTATCTAAAGCAAATGATGTTATTTGGTTAGTACCATCTGCCTCTAGCTGATAAAACGCAAAGCCACCCCTTGTGCCACCACCTGTTGTGCCTCTCGACCAGAAACGAGAATCAGCGATGTAAAAGTCCATTAACAGCCCATACGTACCTGACGCTGGTGTCGTTATGTTTCCATACGCATGAATACCACCATTGACAACTAGCTTTTGTGCAGGTGAGGTATTCCCAATACCTAAATTGCCATTGGAGAGCCATCTCCCTGCCTCGTATGCCGATCCGTTATTCAACCAAAATCCAATACCTT